GTGGTATGTGATGAAACAAATAACCCCGGAAGCGTTATTGATCGTAACGAGTTTGTTGGTGACATTTACATCAAGCCAAGTCGGTCAATTAACTTTATTCAATTAAACTTTGTTGCCGTTTCAACCGGAGTTGACTTCTCAGAAGTTGTAGGCAAATTCTAAGTTTAGATTATAAATAGCATTAGGACACGACATACACAAGGAGAATAGATAATGCCATTTTCAATAAACAATTTTAGGGCACAACTCACGGGCGAGGGCGCTCGTCCTAATCTATTTGAGGTTACTGTTCCCTTCCCCGGAGCAGCAAACCCCGGAGAAGCAGGACAGAAGATGACCTTCATGTGTAAAGGTGCCCAAATTCCCGGTGCAGACATTGGGTTAGTTGAGGTTCCTTATTTTGGTAGAAATATCAAAATGGCAGGAAATAGAACATTTGCTGAGTGGACAACCACTGTAATTAATGATGAGGATTTTGCTGTTCATGCTGGTCTTGTTAACTGGATGAATGCTATTCAGGGTCATGCAGAGAATTTACAATCAATCCCTGTTGAGGATTATCAAGTAGATGCTCTTGTAACACAGTATGGAAAAGCAGGCGAAGTTCTCAAGCAAATTTCAATGATGAATTGTTGGCCTGCATCAATTCCTGCAATTGAACTCGGCTGGGACCAAAATGATGCCATTGAAGAGTTTGCAGTCACTTGGCAGTATGATTACTGGCAGATTACAGACGCTCTTACACAGACTACTTAGTAAAAACCTATTCGGTGGGGAGCCTATATATAATATAGTTTTGAACAACCCCCATCGTGTAGAGGTTTTATCTTATGGCAATTAAACTTTTAGGTTTTACAATCGGTCGAGACAAAGAAGAGGTTCCCGAGGAACGTCTTCAAGCCTTTTCTCCTCCCGAAAACCTTGACGCAGCATTAACCATTCAGGCACCAGTTGTAACTGGCGGTGCCTATGGAACATATCTTGATCTTGAAGGCACAGTTAAAGATGAAGTTGAGCTAATTTCACGCTATCGTGAAATGGCAATGAACCCAGAAGTTGAACTTGCCATTGATGATATTATCAATGAATCTGTCATTACAGAAGCAGGACATTCTCCTGTTTCTATTTCTTTGGGCAACATTGATATTCCAGATGCAATTAAACTCAAAATTTCAGACGAGTTTGATGAAATTATCAGACTTCTTGCATTTCATGAATATGCCTATGACATATTTAAGAGATGGTATGTGGATGGTCGTTTATATTATCATACAATGATTGACATTAAAAACCCAAAGGATGGCATTCAAGAATTACGTTCCATTGATCCACGACAAATTAAAAAAGTTCGTGAAATAAAAGGGAAAAAACTTCAGAACGATCATCTTGTTTCTCTTCCAAAAAATGTAACTGAGTATTACATATACTATCCGGGTGGGCTATCTTCAAAAGTTGGCGGAATGGGTGGAGCAAATAACCAGACTGGAATTAAGGTTGCAAAGGATAGTATTACACATATTCATTCTGGTATCCTTGATCCCACAAAGAAAATGGTATTAGGAAATCTTCATAAAGCAATTAAGCCAATGAATCAACTGAAGATGCTTGAAGATGCCACTGTCATTTATCGTATTTCACGGGCACCAGAACGAAGAATCTTCTATGTGGATGTAGGCAATTTACCAAAGGTCAAAGCCGAACAGTATCTATCTGCTATTATGTCCAAGTTTAAAAATAAGGTAGTATATGATACGGACACCGGAGACATTCGGGATGATCGTAGGCATATGTCCATGCTTGAAGACTACTGGCTTCCCCGCAGAGAGGGTGGGCGCGGTACGGAAATTACGACACTTCCCGGCGGAACCAACCTTGGAGAAATTGAAGATGTCATATATTTCAAAAAGAAATTATATAAAGCACTTGGTGTTCCTGTTTCAAGGCTTGAGCCAGAGGGTTCGTTCAGTCTCGGAAGAGCAACAGAGATCACTCGCGATGAAGTCAAATTTGGCAAGTTTGTAAATCGACTTCGTTATCGTTTTGCTGCACTTTTTGATGATCTTCTTGGCAAGCAGTTACAGTTAAAGGGGATTCTTTCCAAGGAAGATTGGGACACCGTTAAGTCATTAATTGAATACAGATTTCGACAGGATTCTCATTTCTCTGAACTCAAGCAAATTGAAGTCATGCGAGACAAACTTGAAGTTGCACAGACAATGGAAGATGGTGGTTTTGTAGGAAAGTATTATTCACAAGAATGGCTGCGTAAGAATATTTTATCTCAAAGTGAAGAAGAAATTAATACTATTGATAATGAAATTGCTGATGAGGTAGAAAGCGGAGAGATGGAGATAACTGACCCGCTTCCCCCAGAAGAAAGGGCTACTCCTCCGGCACCAGCACAACCATCACCGCAACCACCGCAGCAACAGAAAGCACAAGAAGAAAAAGATACTTCAAAGAGGCTTAGAACCATTAAGTTGGTAAACAGGTCTGCACAACAGCTTGATGAAGAGGGCGAATAGCTAAATATATGACAAGGAGATTCTATTATGGATGATATTAAAACCGCAGTACAGGCAGCAAAAGAAGATAATCCAAATTCATTTGCAGAAAAAATTAATTCTTCTTTGATGGCCAAAGTTGCTGATGCTCTTAAAACCAAAAAGATAGAAATTTCAAACAAATGGTTAAATGATATTGAACCCCCAAGTTCAGAAGAGGAAGAGTAATGAAACTTATAACCGAAGTGGTAGACGACGATTGCATTGAGTTCATTACAGAACAGGGTGCAAACGGACAGAAAAATCATTACATCAAAGGCATCTTCATGCAAGCCGAGCAGAAGAATCGCAATGGGCGCATTTATCCCAAGAATGTTCTTGATGAACAAGTTAAGAAGTATGTTGAAAATTATGTAGATCAGAACAGAGCCTTTGGTGAACTTGGACATCCCGATGGACCCGTTGTAAACCTTGAGCGTGTGTCACACATGATCAAGGAGCTAAACGAAGAGGGAAATAACTGGGTTGGTAAAGCAAAGATTATGGATACTCCATATGGTAAGATTGTAAAGAATCTTATTGATGAGGGTGCAAAGTTAGGTGTTTCTTCACGCGGCATGGGATCACTTAAAAATATAAAGGGAACTAATGTTGTGCAAGATGATTTTTATCTTGCTACTGCCGCAGATATTGTTGCAGACCCGTCTGCTCCAGAGGCATTTGTTCAGGGTGTCATGGAAAGCAAGGATTGGATTTGGGATAATGGTATAATTAAAGAACGTGAACTTGAAGATTATAAGAGAAATATTAACAGAGTCAAAAGAAAAGAATTAGAGGAAGAAAAGTTAAAAGTGTTTAAATCCTTCATCTCAAAATTATAGGATTTATAAATAACTAAGAATAACTTTGGAACTTTTCCATTCTTTCTAAGGAGATGGACATAATGGCAACCGAACAATATATCGCAGAAGACACCTTGGATAGCGAAATCGAAGCAATTGCAAACGAAATCGCAGCCGAGCTTGATGATGAGGTAGTAGCCGAGGCTTCTACTGAATCTCCAAATAAGCCCGGTGGAAGCGACGGCGGCGAAGCTCCAGAAAGTGGTCAAGTAACTAAGACCAAGGAGCCCAAGGGCAATAAGCTAACTAAGAAAAAGGTCAAGGCAGAAGTCAAGACTAAGGGCCAGGGCGATGATCCTGCTGAAATTGAAGTATATGAAGAGGATGAGACTGAAGCTGAAGAGCAGGTAAACGAAGCTCCTATGACCAAGCAGGAACTCATTCGTTCAATCTTTGAGACTCTCAAGGATACTGATGGCGACAAGTTGGCTGGTGCATATGATAAGCTGATGAGTGCGCTTCTTGGCGAAGAGTCCGAAGAGGATACTTCTGAGGATGCCATGCCAACTGTTGTTGAGCGTACAGCAATCACCAGCGATGACATTGACATCTCCGAAGACCTTGTTGCCATTTTTGGAGATACCAAGGATGAGCTTTCAGAAGAATTTAAATCACAGGTCCAAACCATTTTTGAAGCCGCTGTTGTTGCAAAGATTAATTCAGAGTTGGAAGGTATTGAAGACTCATTTGCATCTAAACTACAAGAGACAACGAAGCAAGTTCAAGATGAGCTTAGTCAAAAGGTGGACACCTACCTAAACTATGTTGTCGAAGAGTGGGTCAAGGAAAATGAGCTTGCAATTGACCGTGGAATCAAGGCAGAAATCACCGAAGAATTTATTGGTGGACTCAAGCAACTCTTTGAAGATCATTACATTGATGTTCCAGAAGAGAAGGTTGATGTTGTAGATAGCCTTGCTGACCGCGTAGAAGAGCTTGAATCTAAACTTAATGAGCAGATTGAAACAAATTCTAATCTTTCTGCACAGGTCAAGGGTCTTCAGAAGTCTGAAATCCTTGGTGAGATTTCAGGCGAGCTTACTGACATTGAAGGCGAGAAGTTAAAGGGTCTTGCCGAAGGTGTTGGTTTTGAAGATGTAGATCAGTACAAGACTTCTCTTGAGACAATCAAAGAGAATTACTTTCCGCAGAGTGGTCAGACTCGACCCGTTGTAATTGACGAAGAGTCCGAAGTTTCTGAGGATGGTATTGAGACAGCACCGTCAACAGGGGCGATGGCTGCATATGTTAATGTAATTGGTAAAACTGTTTTAGAAAAACAGTAATTTATAAATAAAGGTTAGGATACTGTTGAATTGCCAAGGTAATATTCAACAAACTTTTTAAGGAGTAACACACATGTTGAATGAACAGCTAATTAACAAGTGGCAGCCAGTCCTCGATCATGGGGATCTTCCAGAGATCAAGGATAACTATCGAAAGATTGTTACTGCCCACATGCTTGAGAACCAAGAAATTGCCATGCGAGAAGAGGCACATAATGTTGGTTCTGCCAGTCTACTTGGCGAATCAACTGCGCCAAGTACTATAGCAGGTAATGCACAGAATTTTGATCCAGTTCTTATTAGTCTTGTTCGCCGTACTGCACCAAATCTAATTGCATTTGATGTAATGGGCGTGCAGCCAATGAGCGGACCAACGGGTCTGGTTTTTGCTCTTCGACCAACGTATGCCAAGGACGTTCAGGGAACTCCGGCTACTGGGATTGCAAACGCATTCTACGACGAAGCAAACTCTGCATTCTCTGCTGGAGGCGGCGTGTCTGTTCCTCCGACGACTGTCACTGGCACAGCATATGATGATGTCGCTGCAAATGCGCTTCTTGCAAATACGTTCCTACGTTCTTCAGAGGACAATGGAAGTGGAGTTGCTCAACCAACTCTTTCGGAGGCAACTGGTGCTGCTCTTGTAGATGCAGAGGCATGGGGAAATGCTGGGACAGGGAATGAGATTCCTTCCATGAGCTTCAACATTGATAAGTCACAGGTTACTGCCAAGACTCGCGCTCTCAAGGCAGAGTATACAGTAGAACTTGCACAGGACTTGAAGGCAATTCATGGTCTTGATGCAGAGACTGAGCTTGCAAACATTCTTACGACTGAGATCAACGCAGAAATCAATCGTGAGATCGTTCGCTCAATCTACTATACTGCCAAGGAGTCTGGACTTGTTGTTGCAGGAACCCAGTCCGGTGGAACGCTCTCCGCAGGAAGCAACGACCTTGATGGTCGCTGGCTCGTAGAGCGATTCAAGGCTCTGGTCTTCCACATCGAGAAGCAGGCAAATCAGATTGCCAAGGAAACTCGACGCGGCAAGGGTAACTTCATCATCTGCTCTGCTGACGTTGCTTCGGCACTTGCTACCGCAGGCGTTCTTGATCCAACGGCTGCACTTACCGTGGACGACACGGGCAGCACGTTTGCCGGAACCATCGGTGCAGGACTAAAGGTCTTCATTGATCCTTATACCATCGCAACTGATGACTTCGTAGTAGTAGGATACAAGGGCACCAGCACTTATGATGCAGGACTCTTCTACTGCCCATACGTTCCTCTCCAGATGGTGCGTGCAATCGGTGAGGATAACTTCCAGCCAAAGATCGGTTTCAAGACTCGATATGGCATGGGCGTCAATCCTTTCGCACAGGGCAATACGAGATCACAGGCAATCGAAGCCGATTCAAACCGCTACTACAGAGGCTTCCCAATCAAGAAGCTCTCGGGTGTCTAATCAGATACTCTGAGTAGATAGCAAAAGAGAAATCAGGGAGTTCCCTTCACAGGGGCTCCCTGATTCTTTTCGGCCTTTTGTTTACCTAAATATATACAGGAGGATTAAACTGTATGGCAAAGACATATACCAACCAACCTGCAAATATCAATTATCTGTCTCCTGTAGGGTTCCGGTTCTTTATTGACATTCTGCCTAATACGAACTGGTTTTTAACCTCTGCAAACTTACCCGGTTTTACGTTGGGCGAAATACCACATCCTACACCATTCATGCAGGCAGCATCACCGGGCAATGATCTGACCTTTGAGCCTTTAAATGTTACATTTTTGGTGGATGAGGATTTGGCAAACTGGAGAGAAATGTATGACTGGATGATTGGATTGGGATTCCCTGAGAGTTTTACAGAATTCAAGAACCGCAAGCA